TTCGTGCGTTGTCGTTAAGAGATTGTAGGATTGATTGTTTAACCCACCACACCGCATAAGATATAAAACGTAAGTCTTTGTTCCAATCAAAGTTTTTGATTGCTTTCATCAAACCAAAATTACCTTCGGCGATTAGGTCAGGAAAATCTAACCCTTGGTTTTGATACTGTTTTGCAACGGTAATCACAAATCGTAAATTACCCTCAAGTAATTCTTTATGAACTTGGTCTCGTTGTGAATCACTAAGTGTTCCCGACTTCATTAATTGGGCCAATTCTTTTTCACGTTCAGGTGTCATTACTTTTATCCTACGGATGTCCTTAAGATAATGTTGAATTTCTTCCTGATTAATCGGTATACCTGCGTTTTTCTCTCTCATATTTATTTTTTAGAATATTCGTTAAGTAAAATTAGTTCTTTTTCTGTTAATGATTCGTATCCACAATCAATTATTTTATCCAAAAGTTCATCAATAGTTTTCACCCTTGGTTTTGATTTTAGTTGTTTAATCTCATCAACATCTTCATCTTCAATATCTTGAATTAAAGAATCAAGTCCTTTTTCAAGGTCACCAAATATCAATTTTTGGACCTCAACCTGTTCTTCAAGGGTTTTTTCAACAATATCGGACCTTTTGTCACTATCAAATAGATGTTTTTCAATTTTTCTGTCTAACCAATATGACATTTTGTCAGGTTCGTAAGGGGATAGGAAATAAACAATTCCCGAAGCCCCCAATGTATCCAAAAAGAAATCTTTAACATTTTCAATACTTTCTTTAGTGTTGAAAGTCAGAACCGCCGATTCATCTCCGTAATAAAATTTAATGTCTGATGTGTCTATCACTCCAACAATTTCCTCTGCCAATATCTTAACAAAAGATTCTTGGTCTTTGTGTTTCGCAAATACGAATAACAAATATTTCATATTATTAATTTCTATTCTACAAATATACAATACTTTTTTGGATTCACCAAACTTATTGTGTTACAAAACTAATATTATCTTCCTTTCTAATCTTAATAACATTGTCCGCCCAATTTGTTACTAATGGATTATGTGTGATAACGAATATCTTTTCAAAGTACTCTTTAATCTTAATGAAAAACTCAGAAACCATATCCAAGTTATCATTGGAGATTTTACCAAACACCTCATCAAAGACGATAATATTTGGTTTTGGTAATGAACATATTTTACTTAATACTGCTCTCAATGCTAGTGAAGCGATTGTTCTTTCATAACCTGAACCTGAAGCCATTAACTTTTCAATTTGAGTATTGTTATCAATCATTAAGAACTCAACTTCATTCTTATCATTGATTCTAACTTCCAATCTAAAGTGACAACTATCTTCCAACAATCTTTGTAATTCAGAATTGATTAACGGCATCATTGTCTTCATAATCATTTTAGAGATTCCATTCTTACCATAAATTTCCAAATAGATTTTATAAGTTTTTTCCTTTTCTGACTCTTCACCAATTTTAACAATAATTTTAAGATTTTGTTCTATCTTCTCAGTGTAAGATTTGATTTGGTAATCGTTACTATCAACTTTTCTATTGATGTTATTTTTTTCTGCATCAAGTTCATCTAACTTTAACCCCGCTTTAATTAACTGAGTCTCAATTTTATCATTGGTTGAGATTTTGTCCTGTAACTCATTATACTTGGTTAACTTCTCTTGGTGACCTTTAATTTTTAAATCAAACCCCTCAATACTAAGTTCGTATTTTTCTTTAATAAGTTTGTTTTTTTCATACTCATCAAACTCTTTTTTAAGCTGGACAAACGCTTGTTCTTTACCTGATAAATCCGTCATTAACCCCAAAATTTGGTCTTTACACATGATATATCCGTCAAGTTCGGCAATTTTAGATTGTGTAATTGAGGCCATCATTAAGTCAATTCCACAATGTTCACATTTGATTCCACCGTCTACAGAACTTTTTAATTCTTCAATAGATTTAATCTTACTTTCAACCTCAACCTTTTGTTTGAACGCATCGTTATATTCTTCCTTAACTTTATCATGTTGGTCCTCATGATAAAACGATGACGGTTCAACAACCTTAATGTCGGATAGTTGTTTTTCAACACTCTGTTTCTGAACAGTTAAAGAAGTTATCTCGGCACTAACCTTATCAGGTGATAACATACTAATTTCTTTGTCAATATCAGTATGTTTACTCTTTAAGAGATTGTCTCGGTATTCTTGACCTTTAATGATTCTATTCTGAACGTCAATCAAATCTTTTTGTAACTGTTCATTTTGAGTTTTTAACTCGTCAATCTTACCTTTGTAGTCCTCATTATCACTCTTTAACTTCTCACTACTATAGATGTTAGACATCATAGATTTTGAGAACTCACTGTAAATTTCTTTACCTGCGTCTTCTTTCTTTTTAAGAAAATCCAATCCCATAAACCTAGATAGTACTTGTCCTCTTGCAGTTGGTTTAGAGTCAATCAAATCCTCTAAGTTAGTTGCGGTTGTTAGGATGGTCATTAAGAAGTCGTCCTTGGACCCAATAGAAGTTTTAATGAATGCTTCGGTCTCTCTTCGTTGTTCCCCTGTGAAGTTCTGTAAACTACCGTCAGATAATTTTTTGAAGAAGTCTAATTCAGTTTTAACATTCCAATCCCCACTCTTAGCCTTTTTTCTTTCAATCTGTCTAACAATGATATAATCCTCACCATCAATTGTTACCTCACCTTTAACATGAACTTTATTCTTATCTGTGAATCGGTTGAATACTTCCTCCGCTTTAGATGTTTTAGTTGTCTCATTAAAGAATAAGAACAACAATAGGTCGACACTTAAAACTGTTTTACCCCCAAAATTTGGTGGGTTAGATTCAATTACTGAAATTCCATCGGACTTTTCAAAATCTATCTTTTGGTTTTCACCATACGAAAGGAAATTTGAGAACTCAATATTTTTAATGAACCAACGTTTAAATGGACTAACCTCACTTTCGTTCATAAGTAACTTATTATCAACAATTCCATCAAGATGAATAATTTCATCAAATAAATTTTCTTGTGACTTAACAGTTAGATATGATTTAACTAATTCGGATTGATAATTCTTATCCAAGATATTGAATGAAATATCTACGGTGTGAGTTACCTCATCACTAGACTTTGTCTTGGTAATAACATTCACATTTGTAGTGTTATATTTCTTTTGGAAATAATGTCTAACACTTTTAATCTTTTCTTGTGTGAAGTTCTCCGCGTAGTCTTCCCATACCACTTGTAAGTATGGGTTGTCTAATGTTGCAAACTCTAATTCTTTACTCATTCTTTTATAATTAAATTCTATCGGAGGATTAAATAAATCCATTTTATTTTTCTAATTCAGAAACTTGGTCTTCAGTTGGTGTAACATTTTCTTGTGTTGGTTCTTTGCTAGTTAGAACATCAACAACATTTTCAGCACTTAACTCATCAGTTTCAGTAAGACCTGAGAATTTGTTTTGGAATTCTTGTAAACGTTGTTCCATCATTTCAACATACTGTTTTTCCGCTAGTTTTCTTTCAACTTTTAATCGCTCGTTTCGTTTTGCAACTCTTGCATTGTGTGCCTTTGCACCTCCACGTAATTTTGACTTTGGCATAATTGTTTTTATTTATTTGTTATTTGATTTATTAATTTTATAATTTTGTTGGTCTATTTTCTTCAAACCATTCTACCATTCCGTTAAACGCCCATACAAACCCTGACGCTAACATACCATCAAAGAATAGGGAAATAAAATCATTATGTCCAAAAAAAGTTTGTGATGGTGAATAAAAAACTAAAGATAAGAAGAAACCAACCCATGTACTTGTACACATCATACAAGATAATAAGTCCGAAATAAACTTGAATACCCCGCTGAAAGGTATATATTCATTATTACCCATTTTATTAAACCAATTTCTCATCCCTTGGAATATGGACCCGTAAACAAGGATATTAGTCATCCCATAAGCAATTAATAACCATACTAATATTATCATAATTTTATAAATTTTGTGATAGGTTCGACCCTTTCATAAAGACCGCACCTTGATTTTTATTTATTTGTTCTAAATTATTGATAGTTCCCTCAAGTTCCGTAATCTTACTATTTTTATCAGTAAGTTCCTTACGTAATTTATTTAATGTTTCCTGTAACATCAAAGTTTTATCGTTTGTCTTTTCAACTTCCTTTATAATCTCAACAATCTCAGGAGGTCTGTTCTCCAACTGTTGTATTTTTAACAAGAGTTCATTTATTTGAGTATCGTCAGATACTTTAACAATTCTTTCAATAGGAATTTCTTTAATCACTTCCTGAATTACTATTTTCTCAACAGGAATTTCCTTAATAACCTCAACTATTTTCTCAACCTCTTTAATTACTTCAACGGGTACTTCCACACGTATTTCACGGATTACCTCAATTTCCACACGTTTTTCCTGAATCTCGTCTATTTTTAAGTCTTTTTCACCATCATTAAGTGGATTTCCCAACAATCCATATTTTTCGGTATGGAATCCATTCTTGAAACATTTGTTAATGAATTCGTCAATGTCTAAGATTTTATTTAATAAACAATAATCATAAACTTCCTTGACGTTCTTAATCTCAATATTATACGTTTGCGAGTTTCTCTGTACCATCTATAATATCGTCAAATGATTTTAGTTTAAAAGATAGGAAAGGTTTTGTGTTTTTCAAATCAACAAATTCATATTTGTCATTTTCAACATCGTAAATACCGTATCCATGTTTGTTAATCGTTTCACCAAAGTTCTGTTGGATTGTTGACCCGACCATGTAAGCTTTCTTACCTCCAGGTATATTGAATATTTGTCGTTTGTGAATATCTCCACATAGAACTAAATCACATCCATCAAATTTATCTGATTCAAATCCCGTTTCAAATTTGTATCCGATGTCAGTTGTTAAACCTTGGACAGGTCCATGGAATAATCCAATCTTTAATCGGTCATTCTTTTCAATATCAGGTGGGATATTATGGTCCATTAATGAATATACAACCCAATCAATATTTTGGTCGTCATATACTCCTCTGTTTTTCAAGTAAACAATGTTCTCATCCTGTAATGAATCAATTATTGGGGTTAGAGCATCCAACCTTGACATGTTGTTTTCAAGGAAGTCGTGGTTACCAATGATAAGAACTGTTTTAGCAATCTTAGAACATTCAGTTAAAACCCAAGCAACAAACTCAATAAGTTCAGGTGTCATTTGATTTTTAGAATGAACTAAGTCACCTGTGAATACTATTCTATCAGGAGCAATATCTTTAAACTGAGTAAACATATCAGTTAAGATTTCACGATAAAGTTCGTGGTCTTTAAATAATCTGACGTGTAAATCAGAAAAGTGTACTAGTTTCTTAATCATTACGTTTGTGTTTTAAATCGTCATACTTTCTACCCCAATAACTAATTTCACTTTCCTTTAGTTGTAATTCATCTAAAAGTAATTCATTCTGTTCTTCAAGTTCTTCAACTTGGTTAACCAATGTCGTATCGGTATTAGTTATAGTAATAACTTTAATTGGTTTAGATTTTTCAATTATAAGTCCCATGGCAATACCTAAAACGAAAACCCCAAATATCATTAATATTTTACTTATGTTAGTCATTTAATTGTTCTTTTGAATCAACGATTATTGGTTCGTTGAATTTTCTGTGTTTACTTATGTTGATGAACTTATCAAAATCAAAGTCGTCTTTAACTTCTTTCATTTTTTCTTGTATTCCTTCAATATCGGATTGTTGGATTACAGTCCAACTTCTATTGGTCATGAATCCATCTAACCAAATATAAAATTCTTTGTGTGTCATATTTAATCAAACAATTCGAAATCAATATTAACATGTCCACATTCACTACACATATAAGTTGGGAATGGGACTATTGTGTCCTCATGACTACCCGTCATTAATTTAGGTACTTTTTTAATCATTACAACCTCTTTAAAGTATTTTGAGTGACATTTCTCACAGTCAACTGTTGGTTGTTTTTTAAGGTCAATTTTTGGTCTTAGAATATCGTCCATCTTATTTAATTATATAATTTATTGTTAATCCATTTGGGAGAAAATCATCCCAAGTTGTGGTATGCACCCATACCAATGTTACATTACTTTCCATGGTAAAATATAGTTATTTTTGTTTATTTTGTCAAATATTTCTTCATATCCATATCTAATATGGTATTTATAACTTCCTTTGGGACTCTGAACTCTTCATAATCACCAGTTTCCTTAACCAAAACAATAATACAACCGTATAGTTTTAGGTTTTCATATTTGGTTCCCTTCAACATTTTAAGTAATAGTTTACCATAGAATGGTAATTGGGTAAAGTAGTGACCTAAAGCGTTGTTTGGGTGTTTCTGAAATGGGTATTTCATTCTTTTTGTGAAATGATTCTCCTCAAAGTTTTTTGGTTTATTTGATTTCCAATCCGTAATAACAATTCCGAATTCAGTCATCTCTTTATTAAAGATTAACCACACCTTGTCAGGTTGTCCTGTATAACCTAACTCAGGGTCTCCTAAAACAATCTCAGTATCAAGAAGTACCGCGCCTCGTTCTAACATTAGGTCCAAGTAATTACTTCCCGCAACTACCATGGAATCACCCTTTAGTATTTGAGTAAAGTCACAGTCAAAGATTGGTTGTCTAACTTCTTTGTAATCACCAAACATCTCAATAAGTTTCTTTTCTAAAAGGTAGTGAACTCTACTTCCCATGTTTGTTGAGTAATCTCCCGCATCCTTCCATTCATCAAGTAACTGTTTTTGAACCTCAGGGTCTCCATTCGCCTTTTTATATGAGATACCCTCACTATCAAACTCCTCATAGAAAAGTTTCATCACTTTACTTACAGATGGGTAATTATCTCTAACAACACCTTTCAAGTCTTTCATGTAGTAAGTGTGAGTATCTTCAACGAAGGTTAAATCTAACTCTTCTCTTCTCTTTTGTAAAATTTCACGAATCTCTTTCGCAATCTCATTTAAATCTTTTGTCATCTAATTGTTACATAATATTCATCAATCTGTCCTTTTAAGTCACAGACATCTTTATCTTTTGGTAGTTTAACTATTTTAATCCTACCGTATAAATCACCACCGTTTAACTCGTGATAAGTTTTCAATCCATTCTCCCACGCATCCCCATCTAACGCAACTATAATATTTTTCTTGGATTTATTGTATAAACTTTCAAATAAAAGTGTTGATAAGTGTTTTCCTAACATTGGAATACTATTAGGTAAAAAGAATCCGTCAAAAACTCCTTCCACTAAGTACACATCCTTTTTCCAATCAATTAAACTCTCGTTGAATATGATTTTATCTTTCTCCGCTTCGGGGTTTTTATATTTGGCTCTACTATTTGGGTCCCAACTTCTAGCAATATAATAAGTCAATTCTCCTTTTTTATCGTAAGATGGAACAATGATACGACCACCATGACTACCTTTATCACAAAAACCAATTCCATATTTTTCAATAATATCATCGGTTATTCCTCTATTCTTTAAGTAGTTGTACGCTTGTCGTCTAATTGGATAAACAGGACTCGAGTCCTTAAATGTTGTAAAATTTTCAGGTAATCTTAGTTTAGTAATTTTTTTCTCCTTCGGTTTAAACTCCTCAGGTTGTAGGACATTATAAACTTTCTTTTGTTTTTTATTCCCAAACTTATCAAACAATTTTCCTAACGGTCCGTGCATGTCATTCACATCACTACATGACCAACATTTATAAACGTGTGAAAAATAATTTATCTCAAGATTTCCTTTGTGTCGGTCTTCATCGCATGCTGGACAGTCAAAGGCAATTTGTCCTTTGTTCTCATAATGTTGTTTGGGGTCACCAAGAACATCCGTAAGTAATTCAATTAAAATTTCCGCATCATCCGACATGAACTAAAAATAAGAAAAATAATAATGGTAGTCAATCTTCACAAGTTTTACTACCCCATTATATTTATTTATAAAAGAATAAAATGCCTACAGACATTACTATCAACAATATTACAGGGGCGAGTCCATATCATGTTTATCTATGTGATAATCCAATTACTACATGTGTATATGTCGTTACTATTTCAACATTACCATATACCTTTACGTTACCGTCTATTTTGTCAAGCCAAGATGACTTTACTCTGAAAATTGTTGATAACAATCACTGTATAATAACTCAAACACTTACTATCTAATGGCTACAATAATTTGCTCGTCTTATGAATTAACCAATGGGACTGGTGTCCCACAAATACAAAATTTTATCGATTGTTATGGTAACTCTTGTTCAGTTACAATTGAGACAGGTCAAATATATTATATAACCGCCGATTTAACCACTTTTGTTCCTAATATAGATTTAGGAGTTAAGACATGGGATTCAAGATATTGTCTTTCATTTAGTAGTTGTTGTGGTAATGACGTTTTCCATATTTTAGGTAGTGTTCAACCTAGTTTTCCATTACAAATAGGTAATATAGGAAACGCCTTTTGTATTTCTGAATTTACAAACCCAATTGATTGTACCATTAATAATACATTACCTTTAGGTTGTTATACTTTAGTAAAAATTGAACAGAATATCCCTTCAAACACTCCTTTAGGGAGCCAAATGTATTCTCAAGTGGTTGACAGATTTAAAACTTGTGAGGATTGTCTAAAAAGTGAAGTTTGTGTAGGTTGTTGTAATTGTTATCAAATCGATTTACCCTCAAAATGTACAATACAATATACGGATTGTGAGACAGGTAAAGTTAGTACCATTGGTTTGGATTCGGGGACACATTATTTGTGTTCAACAACAGAACCTAAACGAGTAGATGAATGTACTTGGACATTAACTAATTTAGGTCTTTGTTCTGATAATCCAATTTGTAAAACATGTTCAGGTACTTATTGTATTACAAATACGGGTAATGAATACGATGACACGTATTATCAGGACTCCGATTATGATGGTTATTCATCATGGATTAGTAGTTCTCACAATTATTATATTTACTACAACACGTCAGAATTACAGTGGTGTTTATCAACATCATTAGGTGGTTTTTGTATCCTATCAGGTAAATCACCTTGTTTTTCAAAATGTCCTGATTTATGCGACGAATATTTCTTTGAGGGTGATTGCCCGACAACAACCACGACAACGATTGCCTGTTCAACATTTGATTTCGAAGCAATATTTGATTGTTTGGTCGAACCAAGTCCAACTCCAAGTCTCACACCAACAAATACACCAACAAATACTCCGACTCCAAGTTCAACAAGTTATTGTTCAGTTATTGGTGTTGACGCAACAATTGAAAGTTACAGTCCGACACCGACTCCAACGCCAACAGTGACCCCAAGTTCAACCCCAATTATTGAGAGACCTTGTAATGTTACAGGTGATGTATCATTCACAACTATTGAGGGTAATATTAGTTGTCCAAGTAGTAAACAATTCCAAGATTGTGTTAACGGTATGATGTACTACACAACAGAATTACTTCCTACTCCTTCGGGAGATACTTTAGAGGAATTTATGGTATTCAAAGCGTATGTTGATGGTGAGTTTAAATGTATTTCATACGTTGGTATTAATAATAATATTATTGGAATTAATTCGATTGAATTGGTTGAGGGTCCGACAGGATATTCTAATTTGGGTGGTTGTGTTTCATGTGTGATAGTTCCAAGTTCAACCCCAACACCTACACCTACTTTAACCCCAACCCCAAGTGGAATCCCTTGTTATTGTTATGAATTACTTGGTGGTAAAGATTCTGTCGATTTTAATTATATTACTTGTAAAGGTATTTCAACCATGGTGTCAAGTGGCGATGAACTCATCCCAACATATGTATGTTCACTAACAACACCAACAACAAATTCTTTGTTGGTTCATAGTATTACAAAACTTGGAATCTGTGTTGATGATTCATGTCCTCCTTTAACATGTAAATGTTATAGAGTTTCGAATGATGGTCCTATTAAACAACTTGTTGGTAAACAAACCTCAAAAGCAAAATCAGATTTTGTCAGTATAGGTAATCCGTCAAGTGTTTCTGTAGTATATACCGATTGTAATAATGTACAACAAGTTATAGTTGTTAATGATTATTCATCGACACAACCTTTCTGTTCATTAACAACCCCATTAGTATTAAGTACTACTAATATAACATCAGTAACAGTTTTAGGAGATTGTATTGATGGTAATTGTGTTTTATAATTAAAATGACATCAATAGAACTAACATCCATAACGGGTAGTATTACAATACCATATCAGATTTTCGCATGTGATGTGTATGGAAATAATTGTATATTGATTGCTACTATTAGTACAACAGTTCCACCGTCTAATAATATAATTTTACCATCTCAATTCGATACCGCACCTGCGGTTGGTATTAAAGTAATAACATTTGATGGGTGTGAAAGATTTGAAACTTTTTATTGTAATGAATTTTTGCCAAGTCCAACTCCAAGTTTAACCCCAACTCAAACAATCACACCAACAATTACACCAACAATCACACCAACAATAACACCAACAATATCATTAACCCCAACAATAACACCAACAATATCATTAACCCCAACAATAACACCAACAATATCATTAACCCCAACAAATACTATAACCCCAACCAAAACACCAACACCAACACCAACACCACCAACGCCATTTGCAAGATTTAACTCATCTGGAAGTGTTTACGCCATTAATAGTTATACATCATTTAACATTCCTTCAGGTGTTATCAGTTTAAGTGGTGTACCATTTGATGTATTAACTATTCAAATTAATTGGCCCGCGACTAACACAATGACAGGAACTACAACGTTAAATTCAAACTCGTTGACTGAGGGTGTCACATCAACATTCACAGTTCCGTTAAATTCACTTGGTACTGCCGATATAACAGGTGTTACAACAAGAGTAGGTCCGACTGTTTATGGTCAAAAATTATTCAGATTAACAATATTATCCTCATCAGGCTCATACCCAATTAGTCCAACCCAATTTAATTTTAATTATGGAATAAAAAGTTCACCACCAGGAAGTGCTGGTAATTATATAGGTAATAATAGTGTTAGTTCGGCAAATAATACTTTATCATGTTCTAATATTTTATCACAATCAACTTATATTACTAATGGATTTTCAATCGCTATTGGTCAATACTTATACGATAATTCGGGAAGTGTACTTATAAATGGAGGGAATAATTGGGTTTCATTGTGGCCAGGTTTGTTTGATTATCTATCACCAACAAGTAAAGTATCAGTTCAAGTAGACCCAACAGGTTTAATACTGAATGTGTTACCTTGTTAAAAACAAAAATATCGTCTTTTTAGACGATATTTCACATTATCGGTATATTAAACGATATTACTTCCAAATTCCTTCTTGAGACATGTAACCTAACACGCAACAGTAAGCATCTGTTTGGTCAAAGTTTTCTTTCTTAAGAGTATTGTTTCTTGTATATGCCCAAGTAATTTGTGGTTCTCTTTTGGCGACCAAATCCCAAATGATTTGTTTTTTATCACAGTCTTTAGGTAATCCTCCAAACAATACATGTTTACCTTTATCATTCTCTCTAACTAATTCAGGGAAAGCGAATTTTCTTGAATTATAGGTTGATATATAGTCAGGTACTATTCCTAATACATCAAAGATTTGTTTTGTAATTAACGTATTAAATCTTAATAAGGTTTGGATGGTATAGACGTTATTACTGTTCATTAAAGGTTCCTCAATGATAACCTTAGTAATACCCAAATCTTTATATTGAATTAACTTGGTTTTAAAAATTTCACTTTTTAAAATAAGTTCCTTAATCTTATTTTCTTCCTTTGGTTTAGGTACAGGAGAAACATGAGTTAACTCTAATAATTCTCTTGTTTGTATATCGAATAATGCCCATCCAATGGTTTTGGAAGAGACATCAAGCCCAAGAACTTTTGGGCTTTCCTTTGTTGCTTTTTTCATATATTAAATGTCAAATTTAATCAAAAACTGCTGAATACCTTGTCTTAAAACAGGAGACTGCATTTTTGATATAATCATAAGATTTTTGTTAGAATCGTAAAGTCCTATTTCTGTAACATAAGAAGGATTTCCATTTGTCCATGTAGGATTTGAGGTCGTTTGAAACTCAGCTTGACCTAAATTAATCTTATATCTCATCTCATAAATGGTTGCTTCAATATCACTTTCTAATGAACCATAGAAATAATATTCATCACCGAAGTTAAGAGATGTACCTGTATATCCAACAGGTGTTAAAGGTATATAATTATTTAAATTGTATGACGGAGCATCATCGTATTCTTGTTGGGTAATTACAAAAGTATTACCTGTCATCCCTTCTTGAGTGATATAACCATTAACCATAGATGATATTAATTGACTTGTGAAATCAATAATCTTCCATTCAGAGGAGTTTGGTCTTCCTGTACCATCAACTTTTTGACAAATAATTTCAAATTTATCAGCCATGAACCCTTGAGTAACATCACAATATGTTGGACATAAAGTCGTAGTCGTAGTTGTAGTACCAATAAATGAAGTCGTTGTCGTTGTTGTAGTGCCAGGATAATACGTTGTAGTAGTCGTAGTTGTTGGTTGATAAGGTTGTGTTAAACATCCAAACTCACCACCGAATCTAACCGCCACGTTTTGTGATGTGATTGGTGAACAATCAATGTTAGGTCCTTGAATTAAAGAATAATAATTACAGTGTAATGAGTTAGTAAACATACTACTATTACTTAAACGGTAAGTCACATATAGATACTCAGTCTTACCTGTTAAAATACCTGCAACACTTGTACTATCAGTACCACATGTGTTAGGTGTTATTAATGAAATCTTAGGCGATGGTAATGTCCAATTTCGATTTGATTTATATGACATCGAAGCAATAATTTCTTCATCATCAATAATAACCAATTTATCGTCAGGGAATACTTTACCAATTCTATTAGGATATCCGTCAATATTTGGGTTAGTGTCCCAAAGATGGTAATATCTAATACCAGGTGAGTTCATATCAACATTCTTAGTTGACTGAATCGTTTGTACTTTGAATAAGTCTAATTCATCAAATCCTGGAGGGTCTACCCAAAATGTTTGTCCGTTACAACAATCAGGATTCTTATGCCACATTAACCAAGGAATATGTAATTTGAAGTTTCTTGCTTCACCTGTTGTATCTTCAGGGTTTGACGGGTCATGTGGTTGTAATGCAAATTTCTCACCATAGAAGAAATCAACTGTTTGATTTGTATAATGGATAATACCAATAGCCTTTTGTTGTTCAGGTTTAACCGTTACAATATCTCCAAATGAGTTAACATAATAAACAGAACTACTATCTGTTTGTCCACTACTTGATGCGTAACCAAAATACTCTTTAGTACCTAAATAAGATACCGAACCAAAATTAGTATAATCTTTACTGATAGAGGAGAATAATCCTGCAGGATTTTCTGACCATGGAATATTCATATTCCAAATCTTAACATCAAATTCATCAGTATAACAAACTGATTCAAAATTAATAACATCATCATTCCAATGTTCTCTAGGTGTAACACTATCATAAATTGTTGTCATATTAGGAGGATAAACAATTACTCTACCATAACAAAGATTAGTTACATTTGAAAAGTCGGGTGTTGGTCTATCTAAGGTTATTTCACCTAAACAGATATTAGTAATTTTATAAGTTATCATAGAATAACAACTACTCATATCCACCAAACAATCAGGTGGTGGAGGTAGTGGACATTGTCTACTTGGTGTTGGCGTTAAACATGGTGTTTTAGAAGGTGTTGGTGTAGGTGTTGGTGAATCACAAGGATATAAACCACTTGCCGATGGGGTTGGTGTAGGTGATGTTCCAAATGTCGCAGTAACTGATGGTGTCATTGAGATTGTTGGTGTCGGTGTTGGGGTTGGTATATTCAAACAATTACAATCATCCATCCCTTTACCATCATAATAAATGGTGATAATGTCACCAATTGCTGGTTCTCTAACTACTTCAGGATTACTTGGGTTACTTACTAATGTTATTGTATTTGTACCAACTAACGAGTTCATCTGAACTACATAGTTCGCATTAATGGCGTAAAAATTATTAGTTAATGCACTCCAACTAATTGTATCGTCAGTTGTATTACCTGTAAAGAAACCTCTCATTACTGCTCTGTTATAAACAGGTGAAACAATAGAATCCATAAACGGGATTCCATAAGTATTACCCACAGAACCATCAACATAATACGGATATTTAACATTTTCTTTATTTGATTGTGGCACACCACTTGAGTTTTGAGCATTAAACGCTGGCTCTAAAATCATGGTATCAAATTGGTTGTAACTTGTTGGTAAGGTATTGTACGATACCTCACTATCCCCAATTTGGAAATAAGAGATATTAAAATTACCTTGCGATAATTTTTGTCTACCTGTATCAGTTAACCTTGTATTAATTAACCCTGATGTATTTTTTATTATAAATCCCATTGACTATAAATATGTATATTTCTTTTTTATGAAGTTATTGCCGAACAACAATTACAACCTCTTATTTTTAAATTACTTAATGAATATTTCTCATCACTCGTTCCAATATAACAATTAACCGATTCATTTTTAATCACTACAGTTTTTGTATTTAATACAATAGTATCTGTATTAGTTATTGTTATCTGTTCCCATTTTTCCGTTTTTGAGATTATGTAAACTTTGTTAGATTGACACCCAGGTATTGTACTTGGTGTTTCTGAACTGTCTTCAGTAAAAAGACTTCTAACACCTTCCCCATTAATTAATAATTCACTATTACTTTCAGATATTGACGAGTCAAATTGTGGTGATGATTTTGAAGTATTTAAATGGTTAATATCAAACGTTAAGGAAACATTATCAGGTAATGATGGTGAAATATTTAAAGTTGTCGTATATTTTTTACCGATACTTGTATTTGAATTCTCCACAAGTTCTGAAGTCGTATTTAATGACACCGAATAAGTTGTAGGTTTTGATGGTGGGTTTAGTATGATGGTTTTACTTGTTATTATTCCACTGTCATCAGTTACAATTACATTATAAGACCCCGAACACAAATTACTAAATATAGGAATAGTTTTGTATGTCATTCCTCCATCGATTGAATAAGTATATGGTGGTGTTCCTCCGTTAGCAGAAATAGTTAATCCTCCATCACAACCACACATTGTTTGATTTTGTGTAACATTCATTGTTAACGGTGTCACCATTTCAGTACTTCTAAGTTGTCGTAAACCTACAGGAACTGAATTACAAAATCCTTCATAAACAATAACGCTTCCTGTCGCACCAATTAAGAACCAACTACCGTATATTGGAGGGTAAGTTGGGTTAAGATTTGATATAACATAAAGTGTTGGTGTTGCCGCAGATACCAACCATTGAGAAGTAGAAGTGTCCCAAATAATCGATGTTTGGTTGTCATCAGATAACCATGTCGGTTTTCCTTCATATATTCCATTTGGTGTATAATGTGTTTGAGTTTCAACATAACTTCCTTGTACCAACATATTAGTCACCATACATAACTCATATTGGTCAGGGTAAGGTGAGGTAGTTGATGTTGATGTTGTTGATGTTGTGGTTGTAGTACCTGTTAATACACATGTGGTATTTGCGGTAAAATCTCCATAAGAGTCCACAACAACGGCTTCATATGAACCCGCACTTAAATTATAAATTATTGGTCCGATATTTCCATTAGACCAAACAATACTATAAGGAGGTGTTCCTCCTGTTATAACAAGAGACGCAATACCATCTGATGATTCAGGTTGTGACGGTTGTTTAACAACACACTCAACCCCCATTTCAAATAGTGTTATTACATTACATTCATTATACCCTGTTGGAATATAACAAGTCTCCCCTGTGATTTGGTATGGAATTTTATCTTTACTCATCTACGATAAATACATTTAGAATTGATTTTCTACAATCCTTTTCATTATATCAACATATTTTATTGTTGAACTGTCACTGTCAACATAGTCGAAGTAATTTATATTTTCTTTTAACTTATCTAACGGATTAACATTAATAAATTCCCCCTTATAAAATTTTGTAGCTTTTAAATCATGAGTTACCCCCGCCATGTGAAGTATTGGGTATTTTTCATATATTCTAACACTATCGGTTGCCCAAGAAAAACTTAACTCATCAGTTATTTTAGTTTCTACCCCAAACAACCAAAGGTTCCATAATAAAGACCACATTTCTGCAGTCCAAAATTGTATTTCACCAGGATTTATCGGAAATCTTTTTTGATAACTCATCATTTGGTCGTACAATGGTGTACAATCTTCATAGATTTTATTCCATATAAAATGGTCCGTATTTTTAATAATATATTGACCACCACCTGAATTATCTTGATTACATTTAACACATTCAACCTCAACTCCAATAACATCAACCATCTCTTGGATTAACTGACCTTTATCTGAATTGGGGTATTGTTTCTCATACCTTTCACAACAACTATTTATATAATCATATCCAATATATCCTTTGGTATCTGAAAGGTATGATATATCATCTGATAGTAATTCTTCGAAGTTTGGTAATTCTCTAAATATAATATCCGCATCATGTAGAAAGAAACATTTACCAAGTTCAGGATAGTCTTTTATCCATTTGGATACCAAGAATGGTTTTATATTTGGTATATAATGTTTTTGGTGTCTATCATCCATATAATGATGAACATTAACACCTATAGACTTTAATTCCAAAGATTCTTTAGATGGTTCTGTTTTTCCATCTACAATACCAAAAATAATATGTATTTGTTCAGGTTTAATACCCATTTCAATAAAATTATGACAATATATTTTTGATTGCCAATGGAAATAGGGAACATCAGGTTGCGCGGTTACGAATACTAAATTATACTTCATAATACTATTTGTTTTAAAAATACAAAAGTTTTAATTTTAATAAATGGTGAGGTTGGAGATATTTATAGTATATGAAATTACTTAAAACAATATCAAAAATGGTCGTGGAGTCTCAACAGGCACTTGACGAAGCATCTGAAAGGGGGGTTAGTGAAAAAGAACTTGATAGGTTGGAGAAAAACTATAAAGAGTCTCTTAAGTTAATGAAACTTTACGGTAGTATTGGTAAAGTAAACCCAAAGGATTAAGGACAACTAACTCCTGTAACAACTACACTACCATCTCCAACCACTGTTGGGATTGTTGACGAACATATATTGACTCCTGGACCACAATTACCGACAAATATACTTTCTTCAGTTAATGTTTCACAATCAAAATAAGTAAAGGTCGCACCCACTCCAAATTTACTACATGATGAACCTACCTCATAAATCAAACATTTATAATCACATTCTTGACAATTAATATCATAAGAGATTTTTAATTGTATTTTTATATCAGTATCACCTAAAAGAGTTGGGGAATTACAGTCTGTATTTATTGTTATTTTATTATCTAAATAATTAATTAAGACCTCACCAATTCCTTCATAATTTAAAAGGATTTCTTTTACTATATCATAGAAAAAACTGTCAGATGGATAATCCGATAATGTTGTACCCGTATAAAATGAAAATTCCTCTGTAACACCACTAACAGTAACTTGGGCAGAAAATATTGATTGATTTAAAATACAATTAGTATTACCACTTGTTAAATCATAAAAACCTTCGGTTAACATTTGTTGTGGACCTTTTCTAATTGTTTGTCCTGTATTCATAAAATCATCATCACAAATATTAAATGTTTGATATGATGATAATACGTTAAATCCATTAATAATTATATCTCTTGTTTGAGAACATCCATTATCATCAACAACAGTTAAAGTGTACGTTCCTGCCGATAATGAATTAATATTTAATGTGGTTTGTCCATTAACATTTGGACTCCAATATAGTGTAAATGGTGGTTCTCCTGTGGTTATAAATGTTGAGATAGTACCATTTGTTCCATCGGTGGAATCAGTTCCAACTAATACAAAATCAACAGTATCAGAACTATTAATTGTGAATGGTAATGTTTGAGTACAATAATTACTGTCAGTTACTGTTGCAGTATAATTACCTGAAGGTAACCCATTGAATGTATATGATAGGTCACTTGTGAATATACTCTCACCATCAATTTGATAATGATAAGGTCCAACACCACCTGTTGTAATATTTAAAGTCACTTCACCATCACTTAAATTACAAGTTGTCCCAATAGTATCTACTGTTAATTCAAATAAAACTACATTATTAATTTCATAATCTTGTTTAAATACACAAGGTCCTTTATCACTAATTGATAAAGTATAAGTTCCTGATGATAACCCATTAAAAGTCCAATTTGTAAAACTACCTGTGACTACTGTTGAATTACCAAAAGAATCAGTTAGAGTATATGTGTAGGGTGGTGACCCTCCAAATATTGCGACTTGTATTTCACCTCCATTATTGTTACATATAGAATTCGTTAAATTAACTGACGTAACGGTTAATCCTCCTGGCGTTAATAGAGTTGTTGATGATGTGAAATTACATAATCCCGCATCTGTCACCTGTACTGAGAATATTCCTGCGGGTACTCCTGTAAATGTGTAAGAAGTTGCAAAACTAACCGCAATAGTTCCGTTTGACCCTGAATAATAAAATGGTGCGGTTCCTCCTGTTATTATCACAGTTACTTCACCATCAGATTCAAAACATGATGGATTCACCACCGTAAATGTACCCAAACCAACATGAGGCACTGTCGCAACTGTTGTCCCCTTAGTTTGTATACATCCTGAAGCATCGGTTATTGTTACATTATATGGTCCTGTGGTTAAACCTGTTATTGATGAGGTTGTTTGACCTCCAGGTGCCCATAAATAAGTGTATGGGGGTGTCCCTGTTAAACCTGTCACATATATTGCCCCTGAATTAATAGAACAACCCGCGTCATTGATGACATAAAAATTAAAATCAAGGGGGTCCGAATCTTTAATAATACATGTTTCAGATTTACCTGTACATCCACCTCCGTCATCGGCTATAACATAATAAGTTCCCGCAGATAGAGAACCAAAATCATATGTATTACCAAAACTAGTTCCTGAAGTTATAAATCCTGAACTATATTCATACAATGAAAATGTTGCGGTAGAATAAACATTAGTTGTTGTTGCGGTTATCGCACCATTATCTAAACCACATATTGTATTTGTTTCACTTGTTAGACTTACACAAGTTCCTGTTGATATATAAACGTTAACCGCTTGTACTGTATTAGTTGGCGAACAACTATCAATAATATTAAGTACATATGTACCACCCGATAACCCTGTTTGGTCATAAGTAGTAATACCAGGCCCTAACGAAATGGTTCCCGTATAAGGACTAATCCATTCGATAGTATAATCAGGAGCACTTCCTGTAATATCAATGCTAAACGCACCTGATAAATCATTTAAACAGTCACCCGTTACACTAGTTGTATAAGTCAATAAACAAGACATTAACTACATAAAATTTTAAAGTTTATTCCGATATTCAATTTAAAGTTGATACCTGTGTCAGATTCTGAACATACTTGATTATATAATATCACTGTTTCATCTTCCGTTAAATAATAATCATACCCTTCGTTTTTTAAACTCTCCAAGGCTATTAAAAGACCATCATTATATGTTGTTCCTGTTGGTACACTGTATATTGGACTACTATATCCAATACCATTAAAGAATGGGTATTGAACAACAGTTATATCATTAATCTGTAAATCAACAAACCATTCGGTTGTCATACCATTAAAATCGCAATCGTTTAATGTATACCCATTCTCGGTTAAATAATTCGTTAATAAAACTCCCAAAACTCCTCCAAAATTTTGTATTGTTGGGTGATTAGTCCATGGGTAAATAGGACATTCAACTGTTTGTAATGGACAGTCATATGAGAATAAATTAGAGATTATTGAACATGGTTTACAAGGTACTTTTACTAACTGACAACCTTCCTGTCTTCTCCATACAAATTTTTGTCTATGGAAAATTGAGTTTTCAAGTTTGGTTCCCGTATTCCATATTGTTGTTGCAGGTATCATTTGTTCAACCAATCTAATCCAATAATTACCTAACCCATTCACATATTCCATCATTGTTTTATATGTGAAATTGTCATTAGGTATACCAATAGTTTCGTTTGATTGTAAGTATCTCCAGAATATAGACTCTAAAGTCGGATATCCACCTGTTTTACCATTTGATGAGAACTGTCTGTTTCTAACATTAATTGTATTTAACCAAAATGTTTGAGCAAACTCAAAGAATGTTTTTCTTTTTGGTTGTGGATTAATTTCAGTCCAATCAACTCCTCCTCTACTTGGGTATGGTGAATAAGGATGCGGGTCACATGCCGTTGGTGTAACATAATTTAAACCTTCATTAGGTATTGGGTAATTATACTGTTGTGACATATACCATACGTCATAAGCAATACCTTGAGCAGGATTCATGAATAGGTCCACGTTTTTAACGTTTAAAACCAATCTTTCATCTGAAACAAAATATCTTGAGTTAAAATTACCATCAAGATTACTTCTAATACCAATTTCAGTATCAACCCAACTTTTATTATTATCAATTGTTTTTGTTAATTGATACCCTAAATCCATAAATGGGAATTTTCTATAACGATTAAGATATTCTTGACCGTATGAATAAGGCATTAATACCGTTTGATAATTAGGATTGTTACCAACAAAAATACTATTAGTTATATCAACTTGTTCAGGTGCTCTATGTTGTGGTGTTTGTTCAAACCAACCACTACCCATTTGGAAGAAATAACTTTCAGAGTTTGTTGGTGTCACAGGATAACCATACTCATCCATTGGATATTCATCAATTGTAATATTAACGTCTTGGATATCACTAGTAGTCGTAAACCCTGTGTATGAATTACCAAAAATAGAGTAAATGTCTGTTTGGTCTAAAATTGGTATCTGTTGGAGATAAGTACCTCCTGATATCTGAGCGAACTGAGTATTAAATTGCGATAAATTAATTTTTTGGTCCGCTAAATAAACATGTTCATTAAATTCAATTAATGCTTCAGGAGCTCCAATCAATCGTAATAAAATTTCAATAGATTTTCGAGTACCTTTAGATTTAAATAAAAACGCCGAGTTTAATATTAAATTCCTATAATATTGGTAGTTTAATGAATCGGGAGTTTGTTGTTGTGTAATACCAGGATAAACAGAGTTATTACTATTTTTATCACCAAAAACCGAATTCAATAATTCTGTTTCAGAGATTGGTGAAATATTTATTGCCCATCCAAGTGTTTGTGCTAAATTCTTAAGTAACTGGGACGGTATGTCATTACCGACATTATAATTTACCGAAGTCATAAATGATAAAGCGGTGATATATTTTTTAATATCATCAAAACTTTTACCATAAATCTGTAATACTTTTTCAACTTTTTGGTCTTGAGTATCAAACTCATTAAATGATGCCGTTGTTAAAAATCTAGAAATTAAATTGGTCTTATATAAATCAAATGAATCACTTACATTACTAATAGTTGTTAAATATGTTTCGAAAGACTTTGTAATAATATCAAGATTCCATGAACCATATAATGGCCATGAAACATTAAGGTTTTCAATATAATAAGTCCCATCATCAGACTCTCTTGGGACTTTGAATGTTGAGGTATAAATTGGTGCAACATTCCTATTTAATAGGAAGTTTTCAACCTCATCGAGGTTTTCATTGAATGACTTATTAACTTCATAGTCATTTGGTCTAATTACTAAATCATCATTTGTTAAGGTTTGACCTGAAAATGGATTTCCTTCAACATATAAAGTTAAAGTCCCTCCCGTTAAACTTGTTGTCGGTATTAAACCTGTTAGACTATATCCAACATTTTTATAATAAAGAGAATATTTTGCATACTCAACTCTCATATCTCTTAATGGAGATACTTGGATTTCTTTTAATTGTAAATTTCTTGTGGAGTTTACAGTGAAATCAACATCAAAAGGGTTTCTTAATCTAGAAACATCTAAATCAAACTTAGTTTCGTTATTTGTCGGATTGTATATAATGTTAACCGCAGTAGGACCTGTAAGATAATTAATCCCCATATAAGTCGATTCAATACCTGCAGGAAAATAACTAATGATTGTTGTTATTGATGCTGACATTCTTTTTGTCATGGACCCATACAATGTAAAATTAGTAACCTGTGTTAAATCAAAATTAGGGTAAACTTTAAAATTATTCTCAACAATTGATTTTGATTGTTCAATATTACCAATACCTAATGAATCAAGATTAATTGGGTTCGAAAAGGTTCCAGTACTAAAAGTTCTATTGGTCTTTTCATTAGTTGATGTAGTAAAATTAAAATTACCTTGCGTAAGACCTCCACCCGAAACAAGTTGTAAACCAACTAAATCGTCAGAAAACGTACCAGCACCTGTGGCTGATTGTGGTGGACAAGTATATTTTTTAACCCCCATTACTGTGTTATGTTTGTAAAGTTTTTACTGAAATCAATATTATCACCTCTATCTTGTCTAACTTCATACAACAACTCATTGAATTGGTTTCTAATTTCGTATAAGTTGTATTGTTTGTATATGTTATTCTGACTATCGTATAATGTGTAGATACCATCATCAATTGATTTGGTTTGATTACCAAACAATGCGATTGCCAATGTTGAGAAGTCGTGTTCCGCAATCTCAATATCTAAAGTAATTGGATTAAAGAAAGTATTAGTAATAATAATATCTTGGTCAGGTTGTCCAATATATGGAATAGAATTTGGTTTGTTCGTAGGAGCTGAAGACGGTGATAATGTACAAAATATTAAGTTCGTATTATTATCAGTATATCTATATCTAATCGCCTTTTGTGAAGTGTTTGTTAAATTTTGAACAACGGGTTCACAAAAGAATGATGACGTAATTAATCGAAAGAAGTTAGGTACTTTTGTACCATCAGAGTTAAGATATTCAATTCTAAACCCAACTAAACCTTGATTGATAAACTTATTCCTATATTGAGACGGTACTGAATTTAAATCAATAACAATACCTCTAACATTAGGTAACGCAGATAAAACTCCACAATCCAAAATAGTAGTTCTTATTTGAGCGGGTCTAATCAATAAAGTATAAATTCCAATCTTATTAAATTGGTCGGCAGGTAATTTTAAATTATATAAACCACCTAAAATTTCAACACCCGCATTACCCCCTGTTTCCGTATTATTAAAATACGGTTTTAATATCGATGTCGCATCTAATTTAGTTAAAACAAAATTATCTGTTTCATCCCTTGATGGGGTATAGTTTAAGATGATGTCCACATCTTCGGGTGACACATCAGCTGGTCTTATTGTTCCGTATGTTCCAACACTCATAAAATATTCTTTTTTATTACTTCATTATTTCTTTTATCAACAACTAAAATTTCTACGGGTTTAATGTTTTCATTCACCCACTTTAATTTATCCAATTGTTTTGTTTCGTATTGTTTGGTAAATCTACTGATTTGTTTACCGATTAAAATATTAAAAGTATAATCCGATTTAATTTCTATTAGTCTATCATCATATGAAAAATCAGGATAATAAGTCCCAAATGGTGTGACTATAGACCCGTAATTTTTTGGACATGTAATATTTTCATTTATCAATTTTTCAATATAAAACTTTTCATAAGTACCTTGACAACGTAAACCATTTATTATGAATGTTTTACAAACACCTCCTGTTTGTTTTCTATTTCCACTTTGACTTAATTTTTGTTGAGCAATTTTCATATTCTCTTTAACTTTTTGAGGTAATGCTTTACCTTGTCTTCTAACAGAATTAGCCTTTCCTTTGGTTCTTCTATACGAAACCGTTCCAAGATATTTATTTATAAATGATTTAGTTAATTTAAGTTCTTTACCAATTTCCTCACAATTTTTATTTTTGATTAAATACAAATTTTTAATAATTTCTTTTTGTTGTTTAGTTAATATAATTTTTTTACCATCACTATTCCCTTTTTTTAATAATCCTTCAGTTTTTAATATTCTTATAATAGGTGTTTTACTCACATTAATAATTTTTGCAATACCAGTACAACTTAAACCTTTAGAATATAATTCTTTAATTTTAGTTATCTCTTTTTTTGTAAAGATTACTTGTTTCATATTAATAAATATCCTTTTTATATTTTTATCACATTAAAAAATTTATATCCGTATTTTTCAAGGTCTCCTACGTTATCAACTTCACCTAATCTCTCAAGTCTTTCTAATACTGAGTTTTTACCTCTCTCAATGAAGACGTTGGATTGTATTTCTGCTTCATCAATTACGTTTAATAATACCTCATTTTTTGTTATTGCCGAACAAACCATCATGTCAGGTGTCATCCCTGAAGAATAAACCGTAAAAATTGTTGTTCCGTCATTATAATCATAGTAGTTAATGTCATTAATTGTATAGGCAGTATATAAGTTATCTACTGATGGTCCCCAAAAAGTTCCAATACTACCTGAAGTCCCCGTCACTTGAACGCCTAACTTATATTTACCCGCAAACCTTGTTGGGTCATACTTACTACCATATTGTACTAAATCCCCCACTGTTGAGTTTGTATATCCCGTAACCAAGAATGGGACGGTGGTATAGTTAAAACTTGATTGGTCTTCAACATCACAATTTGAATCCCCTGAGAATATATAATCATACATTAATGGTGTTCCAGTCCAATTACCACCTGAAGGATAAAAATAAGCGGTTCCATTAGGGTTACTCGCAATAATATTTGTAAAAGGAACAGTAACCTCTTTTTTAACCACATTATAACCCCAAGGACTCATACCTGACATAGTAATCGTATAAACACCATTACTTGCGTAAGTATGTGTATAATAACTTGGGGAAGTGTTATTCACTGTTTGAGATGGTGACCCATCTCCCCAATCAATTTCATAGTTGGCGAATGATAAATATTTTTTAAATTCAGTGTCTGAAGTGTTATAAAAATAATAAGTGTTTGGGGTAAACGTTGACGCGCTAAATAAAAAGTTAGTCATGGTATCTTTTTGTAACACCATTCCATCGAATACTGAGTAATACCCAATATCGACAGTATTTTCAGTTAAAAAAATTGGTAATGTCAATCCTGTCAATAAAGAAGTACCGTTAGTCCCTCCCGAAACTATTTGAGTCATGGATGAATATACATGGGTAAAACCTGTATATTGGCTTGTTGTAGTGGTTGTTGTGATATCACAACAAGGGTCCCCACTTAAATTATATTGTGAATATCCCGCATTATATGGTGAGGTAAATAAATCACCACTAATAACTTCGGGGGAAATTCGTATACTGTAATATCTATCTTCCATTATGGGTTAACATATTCATACCATTTTATCGGTGTACCCGCACCTATTCGGTTGTTTAAATAATCAAATATTTGATATGTTTTAGTTGTGTAATCTAAAACTACTTTATTATAAAAATAACGACCAGCATCAAAATTATACTTATTCGGTAATGATGATTGTGGTTCATTCATCATCTTAACAAACACCCCTAATCTACCATCAAAGAATTTTGCGGTCATATAGAAAGTATCAATATTTAAAAATAATTCATTTTTTAACCAATAAATAAAAAACCCTTCCTTATCACCAACAAAATCTAAACTATAAGATGGTTTTCTAATGTCAACATTGGGTGTTAATGGTGATATACTTATACTTTCTGTAGCACCTTGTTGTACAGGGATTATCACTGTAAAATAATTAGTTTGACTCTGTGAGTCTTTGGTGTCGTAAAAATCAAGTTTGAAGAATGATTTGGTAAATGGTTTACTATAGTAATAAATCTCATCCCCTTGGAATCCTTCCGCAAGGTAACTATTTCCCCAATCGGTAACTGTTGAAGCACTAACATTAGTTGATACCCCACTATAAAAATAAAAATCGTACTTTACAGATGTTTGTTGATTTGGTGAATACGTATCATGACTAAATCTTAATATTTCAAAATCTTTAGGGACTCCAATAATCTCCCCTAAAACTTCTTCTTCGTAAAGTTCAATACTATCGTCTCTACCATAAAAATCCCATTTAATTTCTATTGGCACATCGATTGTCTTGTTTCCTTTTGGTATGGTAAATAAAAACTTATTACTCACAATTATCTATTGTTGGTTCTGCGATTATGGTCTGTTCATTATAATTAGTTCCTTCAGGTATTATTCTAAAAATAATATTCTTAAAAGGATAATGTGTTCCGTTTAAAAATGGATAATTAACCCCCAATCCTGAACTGTCAATAAAACCGTATGGGTATAAATCTCTCCAAATAAATAAATTTTGAGTTGTCGAAAAATGAGCGTAATCAGGAACTCCAACAACATTTCTAATATCTCCATTCTCAATGTAGTCTGAGAATACTCGTGTCGTTAATACATGATGAGGTTGATAGTAATAACCAAACTGATTTGCAGGATTAACACCAATTCTAAAAGAAAAAGGATTAAATCTTAATTTATGGTATAAGTTCGATATTACTCGTTCTTTTTGGTCATAATCATTCCATTCACAATAATCACCATCAATAATATCCCCCTCATTTAATGATTGTATATATGTAAAATTAATTGAGGAACCTCCTGGACCATAACCAACACTTTGGGGTGTTGTATAACTACCAACAGGTATATTAACATCAGAATTACTATTAGTGTTTGACCACCAAGAGCTCGGGTTACCCGCAGAATTAAGAGGTAAATTAAACTCCCATCCTTCTTTTAACCCATAATACCCTCCATTACCATTTGAGATTCCAAACATCCATCCAAAATAACCTTTATAAACAACGGTAAAAAACAATTCCGTTATTGGTCTTTTTTGATTATCTCTAATAGGATTAATTAAAATATCTTTATTAAAAGATAACGTATATGATTGTGAACCTTCTTTGATAGAAACTCTAGCAGTTTGTGTAGGGGTATACCCACTACTTTCATATTTTTTCTTCTCACCAAAAATATTTTGTTCAAACCCCGCTTTAACCAATACTGAGTTTTCAGAAGTTGTTAATATTTTATTTTTTCTAACATAATAGGTTGAGATTGTATCATTAACATTATCTTGTATTATAACTCTTTTCGCGGTTCCTGTAACATTATTATTAAATGTCCCACCTAAATAACCAACATTAATAATGTTGAAAATGAACAATCCACTGTCAAAAGCACCATCACCTAAAGAATCGATTTGGAATAAATCCGTACCGTTATAATTTATACTTAATTTAACAAACTCACCTACAGACATTCCGTGTTTAACAGGACATCTAAATGATATAATATCTTTACCATTGTACGTTGTGTTTTCAATTATAAACGGTATTCCATCACCAACAACCCAATTTAAACTTAGGTTAGTCTTTTTATCAGTTGCCGTCATATTTTTTAAATAGTCATTTTCATATGCGTAACTCATATAAAAATTCCAATTATAACTTGAGGCACTTTTGGGTATAAAAGTTAAATGTTCATTTGGTGGTTGTGTATAACCAGGTACATTATAATCTGTTCTTATAAAATCAAATTCATTATATTGTGGTAATCCCGTCCATGAAATATTACTTGGTGTTGCCGCAGTACATGATAACACCGCCGCGGCCTCAGCATTTAAATAATACATATTGTTTTCAAATGGTGGGTAATTGGTAAACCCTGAATAAGAATTTTCAAATAAAAGTGAGAATTTACAACTTGGTCTAATAATGTCTGAGTTTTGTCTTTCATCATTAAAAACTTGTTCTAAATTAACATCAATGTTCCTATCAAACTCAACATTTTCTTTTGCAGTTTGTATTAAAGGAACTTCAAACAATAATGTTGTGTTAGGAGCCGATTTATATCTTAACGAACCTAATATAACTCTAGTATCTTGTCTATTTCCCATATTAATCAGTTATTGTTTGAAATGATATCCATTTAGTTGCGAATCTATCGAAAGCGGTTTTACCTTTTTTAAGACCAAAGTAGAAGTGGTATGGTGCACCAACAGTAATTGTTCTTGGTTTAGGATTATTTGAATTTGGGTTTGTCGGTGTAATACAAGGTTGGTAATTACCTGAAGAGTCAACCGAATATATATACCCTTTAAAGTCTTTAATGATTGATGTTGACCCTCTAAAATATCTTGAATTAAGGTTAATTCTATCCATTTCTTGGTATTTGTGACTGAAGAAATAATTACTTGTTATTGAGTCCGTGTACCAATCATTAGATTGAGAACCGAAAATACTATCCATATCAGTATTTTGTTTTACCTCCCACTGATAGAAAGGTACATCTTGAGTGAATACACTAAAGTAATTAAACGCACATGTGTTAGTAACCATAGCATTATCGGTTATTATAGTTCTTTTAGGTGTTATAAAATCTCTGACTTGAGTATCCGAAGAAAAGAATATCCCAATAACTCCATCACTTACATCAGCCCCGTTGAAATATACAGGGTCTTGTGCTCCAGCGATTGGTGGGTAATTTGCGGGTTCAAAATCTACAACCCCTAACTCAGAACTAATCGAAATCATTTGAGCGTAATCAGCATCAACAAATCGTTTTCCTCTCTGATTAAAATAAGATAAAATATTACCACCACCCGTTCCAAATAATTGTGAAAGGAATTTAGTATTTATCAATCGACTAACAATTAACAAATTTAAAATCTCGGAAACATCAGTAAATGTTGTTGAGTTTAATTTATTAACTACATAACCATCGTAATCATCTGACATTACAATTTCTTGTAAGTACTGACTTCTTGGTCCTAAATCCATAATTGTTGTTGGGAATTTAAGATTTTTTTGGTTACCTCCTTGAGCCCCAAACGAACCTGACGGGGCATTTGCACCTATAAAACCTGTACCATCCCAAGGACTACTTCTATAATAGAAATTATTAGTTGTTGGGTGTAAAATAATGGTGTCTTTACAGTAACTACTATACGGTTTGTTTTGACTATTAAAGAATCTGTCGTTTTTAAATGAAAACGCGTATAACGACCCATTAATCCAATTATTAGTGAAAATATGTGACCATACATCTCTACAAGCCCCAAAGGTGATTTGAAGTCTTGATGTCCATTCGGTTAATAGCTGGAAGTCTTTAGGTAAAGATAGGAATATTGCAGTTACTAAAATATAACAACCATTTTCCATAATTTTTGCACCTGTAACACCATTTTCATAACAATTATCAGAAGTTGACTGAACCGCAATTTCACCTGTTACACACGGACCCGAACCTGTAGAGTCTTCATAATAACATTTTAATGGGACCATTTGACCACAACTAAAAGTGGATAATACATTAGTACTGATTCCTGATAATTGTTCTTCTTGAGTCTCCCCGTTTTCAGCGACTGAAGGTGAATTAGATTGTGTTCCTGCCGTATTAGCAACACTTCCATCGTCACCTATTTGAAATGCAGCAAATAAAGAATTATTTTGTAATGAGAAACTATTACCCGCAGTTTCTTGAACACTTGTTGACAATGGTAATCTATCCGACCTCATAATAATTTGTCGGTTATTAGTTCCTAATGTCACATAAGAATAAGTGTTATTATATCTTGGAGCGTAATAATACGCATTATACGATAGTGGGCCGCTATAAGGACCTACCTGTATCTGTTGGAGCATTACGGAACCTCCTTCGACAATCTCTTTTTGATAATAACCTTGACTATCAGATGAATACGTATTTAAGTTCCAATTATAAAATGCGTTATTGGGTCCACAACCAAATGAAGGTGTGAGTACCCATTTAATGTTAAAACCATTTTGACCTATACCACCAATAGGGTTCCCTACAAAGTTTTTAACTGAAAACGCACCATATACACCATTATCACAAACTGAAGACATTAATGGTGCTCCTGTTGGTGCAAATCCAACACTTGTACTATCTAAAGAAGAATAGTATGATGGTAATGTAGATGTAAATCCTGTAAATCCTGCATTTGCGGGATTTGTTTCAGGTTGGAAATTGAAAGACTCGTAATATAAATATTCTGAGGTGGTTGCATCTATAGTCATAACATTACTCGTCATATTATGTTTGACGGATTTAAATGACCCTTGTACAGGGTGATTCATTTTGTAATTACCGTTAACAATTAAAGATGTTGTGCCAAAATTATATCCAAACAATTTACTCAAATCATAACTATTACTTTGTCTAGTAGAATATGGGTCAACCCCTCTTACTAAAAATACCAATATTTGTGATGAACCACTTGTAAATAATGATAATGGATTCATCGGTATAATTGCAGGTGTTAATTGTGCGACACAATTTTCAGACGTAGTATATTGGAACAACATGTTATTATTCAAGTACCTCTTATTTAGAGATACATCACTACCTGTTGGATTACACTGTGTTGAAAAATCGTTATACGTCATTGCGGTAATAACTTGGAAATATTCAATATCCATAGGGAATTTTGCATATTCCGCGTCCGCAGGGTCTTGACTGACAGTATATAATGAATTTGGGGGTGATATTGTACCACTACCATTAGGATTTGCGTAACTAATCTGAATTGTTGTTGATGGATTTGCAGTACCTGTAATACTAGCAGTCCCAAATTGATTCAATAATGTATAACCTGTTAAGTTAACGTCAGTAGTTAAACTCGGGTCTTGGAAAGTTACAATTTGTTCTGGTTGAAAATTCGCCAACTGATTTGGTTGACAAGAAATCACTAAAACATTATCATAATGATATTTTGTAAATGAAGTACCATTTAAACTAGTATTAAACGTCACCTTTATTCTGTTATAACCGCCGCCAGGGTTATTTCCTCCAAAGTCATCAAAATATTTAGCCTTAGTATTAAATAAATTAATTCTTTCTGCCAAAGTTAAACTTGAGGTAAACAAATGTCTATCTCCACCACCATCAGTACCATAAGTGGTCATCTGAGGAGCTCTACTCATTGAGGTTGGTGATGAATTATTTATAATCGCTCCCGCAATAATTGATTGGAAATTTCCTGGATAACTCGCTCCTCCAATAACGTAATTTGTCGGTATTTGAAATTGTGATAACACGCTATTAATTCCCGTTTCTGCTAAAGCTCCGTATAATCCTGAAGTCGCTGGGTCAGTTGTTGTAGTATCTTCAATTGCTTCCCCATCTTTACATGAACATAATTCACAGTCAGGGTAAGATAAATTAGGAATTGCTAAATTAGTAAACAACTTATACAACGTTAAACATTTCTGAACACTATCTTTAATATCATCAGGTGATGGACAATCTAACCCATCAATATCAACTCCAGGAATTAAATTTATCGCCCAAATAATACCGTTTATAAAATTACATATAACAAATACTAAACTCATTACAATTCCAACAATAATTGCAAGAATTGGTCCTATTAACATTAAGAAAAATGCTAAAACATGGACTGTAATTAATAAGATATATAGGATTGGTTTGAAAATGAACATCATCATTACAAACAAAAGGTAAATGATATCAAATCTAAGGATTGAATCATTTGTTGGGAACTTAACATTCTCACTTTCACATGATTCGTCTAATATGTCCTTGACAGTTATCATTCTATTTGGTAGATAACCTCTTCTATATTGGTCAATTAACTGGGAAACGGTATAAACTTTATTATACCTCATCTCATAAAAAGTGTCCTCACAATTGATTGCCGATTGTGGGTCCGCATAATCATTCCAATCTAAACTAAAGGAATAAGACTTAAGAGCCTCTTGATAGTCAGGACTTGCCGAAGGTTGTTTTAATGGGTCAAGATTACTATTTGACCACCCATATTCCCTAACGTTTGGTACTAAAAAATAACCTCGTTTAATAGGTTCTGATAATGTTGGGGATTGGTTCCATTTTACTTTAAATCGATACTTACCTTTAGTTGGGATACCTTTCTTAGGGTCATTAGATAACACTCTTTCACCAAATTCATTAGTTATCACATAATCTAAATTCATTGGTACATCAACTAACCATGTTCCATTATCATCAATAACTTGACCACCACTTTCTAAATCAACAGTTTCTAATACGGGTTGACCCGCAGAATCTTGTTGTATAGTTTGTCTAATAGCTAATATCTCCCCAGGACCTGCAACCAAATTACAAAGTTTACCTTGTTTTAATTTTGGTTTACAATTTCTTTTTTGGAATTGGTCGTCATTAGATGAAAATATAGACCCCATAAATATAGATGTTGGGGTAATAGTTATGTTGGCTTCGTCAGTTAAATCAAAGTCAGTTCTTGTAATTCCTAAATTACATACCTCAGGTTGTCCCCATAGTGGTTCAACTTCGATTATTCGATTAATAGATACGATTTGAGGTAACTCATTTAAATTACTTGATGACTTAAACTTAGTTCCCGCAACTTGTGCTTCAGTTGCCGTTCCCATTCTTACTAAATCTTGTGGCGATAATGAGAATTCTCCAATATCTGATAAATCAATATCAACATGAACTGTTTGAGAACCTGTTGGTACTCCAAAAATCATGTAGTCACCACTATCATTAGTCTTTGCAGTATATTTAAAATACTTGTCGTAAACCTCAATTAATGTTGGGTCGACCAAAACATCGTTCTTAGTGAAGAATGTTCCCGTTGGGGTATGATTACTATAAGATTGAGTGTACGGTAATAAATTGTATCTGTACCCATCTTCATTTAATTCTGATAATGTTTTGTAAGGGTATAAATCCGAAATAACGGGGTTTGAGGAATCTTCATCTGTTAATGGGATAAAGATTGATACTTTAGCGTTAGGGATACCAAAACCGTCATTTGCGGTTACTCTTCCAATTACAACTCCGTAATCGGAACATTGTCTTGTGTAAATTTGACTCTGTAGTACTTTAAGTGATAAAATTTCAAGATATTCAAATTCTTGGTCAATTAATACTTTAATTGATTTATCTACACCTACTTGAGTTCTTATTCTATATGAATTTGACATTTAAATCTTTTTTGATAAATAGTTTATATACCATTTTCAAAAAGATAAACCATAATTTATTAAAATAAATTATCAGGAGAAATTAACTGTGGTTAGATTCTTAACTCTAACGTTAATATCCTTGTTTGGGAATCTAATTTGATAAGTTTGACTAGGTTCCGCATATATTGTCTCATCAATTAATTGGATTTCTCTTGTAGTACTATCTAAATACGCTTGAGATGTTTGAGATGAGGAATATTGTCCTCCAACTTTGTTAAAAACTTGTATTCCCGAAACTGAGATTACCCCATTTTCACTTTGAAGTTGTCTTCTAATCTCCGACACATATACATTTTCACCCATTTGTCTATTTGATGGGTCAAAGTAATTTGTAACTATATTAATTATTTGAGATATTACCGCACCTTGGTTTTGACTATTATCTAAAACAACATCTATGTTAAATGCCAAATCAATAACACTCGCAGTTTCAACTGAAATATAGTCATTTATCATTCGATAATTTGATAGATAATTTGCAACATTATTCTTCAGTGTGTTAGATACAATCTCAGTTAACTTACCCGAATCATCATAAGATAACATCTTAATTTTTATCTTATTATTTTCTTCGGTAATCGCGACTTTAGCAGGAGCCCCAAATTGTGATGGCATTGTTCTAATTAAAGAATCATAATCGTTAACCGTAACCGCTCTGTCTTGAGCTGAAAAGTTAAACGCTACTAAATTTCTTACTTCTTCAGTTGTTGGTGACGCCGCTCCACCGATAGCTGCGGTTACGTTATTCACACCCAATGAATTAACAACACTTGTGTTAATAGAATCTGAAGGACCGTTTACAAAAAACGATACAGTCCCTATTTGGGTTATAACATTAACACCTAAATTACTTCCTGTTCCTCCGCCAATTCTATATTGAACGAATATTGTCGTATTCGCCTTTAAGGTACTACCTAATGCTAAGTTATTTGAGTATTTATATAAATCTAATTTAAATCCGTTTCTCGCAAATTCTCTTAATTGTTCATCCGCAGATTGACTACCACCACCAAAAGTCATTTTCATGAATCCTTCAGGTGTATATTCAGTAATAAATTTATCACTTGTTACGATATACTTTCCTACTTTAATACCAGGTGAATCTGAGACTTTAGTTGGGTCTTCAACAAAAACTCTATCTTCCGCCAATGCTTTAACTTCATACCATCTATTATCAAGTCCCATAAATTCTTGTGGTGAAGGCATGTTAGCATATTGTGTCCCATCTTTTAATAATACACTTGTTACACCTAAAACATTTTTTTCAGGTAAAAACATTTCAAAAAATGGTTTAACATCATTTGCGGTTACAACTCTTTTGAATACTTTTGTTATACCATTAACAACAGTTTCTCTTTTAACTATCGTATAATTAAGTAACTTATTATTTGAATCAAAATTAGGTATTTTTAACCTATTTGGATACCCTTCAGCATTTATCGCAGATGAGAAGTCAACATCATACACAGTTTCAAATACTTGTCCTGCACCGTTAACTTGTGAACCTCTTCTTAAAATACCACAATATCTTAAATCTTCCTTATCCCCAAATGCAGGGACTGTAATTGAAAAATCGACTAAAGCGACTGATGGTCTTTGGCCAGGTACTTTTAAACCGTAGGTTCTTGCAATATTAAAAATAGAGGACCTTTGTTGGGCATATTGTAATACCGTTTCCTGAATACTTCTGTCAATGTTGAATTGTAAATTGTCACTTACCGCGGCATTTAAATCCAATAATGCTGAGAAAACTGACGCATCATTAAAGTTGTCAATTAACTCAGGATAATATGTTCGGGTAAAATTAATTAACTCAGTTCGTATCGCCTGAAAATCCCTTGTTGTATACGATATTTTTTTATTAGCCATATATCATTAAATATTAATGATTACGAAATCACTCTGATTAAATGCTGAGTCCGTAATTATATAATCAATTTTAATTTTAGCAGTGTGTTCTTTTTCACTGATTCCTGGAACCCTATAAACTCTCTCATCCCCTTGGATGTAAGTTCCTTTATCTTCTTCTCCTAATGAAGCGTCGGTTACACTAATTTTAGTTATTGTAATTCCAGGTATGTACTCCGAAACCGCATCCCTAACTTCGGATTCTATATCTGAAAATGTAGGACCGTCCATTGGTTCGAAAATATACTCATATAACCTCGTCCCAAAATCAGGTAAGTAATATCGCGTCCCTTTCCTTGTCAATAATAAATGAATTAAACTACTTCTTATTTCTTCATCAGCGGTTTGTGATAAAGAAAGATAGTTACCTTTCATAGAATCTCTAAAAGGGAAATTAACCCCATATGTTTTTCCTTCTGCCATATAATATAAATATAGTGTCGCGATATTTTCAATAAATAGTTATAAAATAAAAAATCCCGACTAAGTGTCGGGATTAATG